CAGTTTGTTCGCCAAGATCTTCGTGTGTCAAACCTGCTTTAGAACCTTTAGGGAATGGGCAATATACTGTTTGATCTCCCCAACAAACTAGATATACAGATGCATTATCAGAACCTGTTCCACCTGCATCAAGAATGTTTACAGCATTATCTGCGGAAAGATCACCATATCTAGGTGCTAAACCTAAAAACTTTTTAGGATCTGTACCGGGATTACCATAAAACATTGTCTCAGCTTGAGTCTGGTTCATTGCTTCCAAGAACGCAGTATCTTCAGATAAACGGAATTGAGCAGTGTTTCCATTTAACATTGCTAAATCTTTGTCTACTTCAGAACGAGCTTCAAGGATTCCGCAAGCTTCATCTACTTGTGCAGTAGTTGATTTGCTTGATGGAATACCTTGGTTTAATGCACGGAAATAAACTTGTGGTAAACCTGTTCTGATAATTACACGTTCTCCAGTAGGTAAATTACCTTCTTTAAAAACGCAATCATCTAATATTTCGTTGGACTG